TGGAAGAACTCATGGGTATTCCTCCTTAGGTGAGACTAGCGTGCTTATACTCAGGGTAAGTCTCGTCTTTCATAAAGGACTTGCAGCGGAGGTCCTTAGAGGACAACCGACCGCCGCACTTCTCCCACACTTTCTTGAGCTCCTCTTTGCGCCACAATGGGTAGGCAGTATGCTCAAGCCACGTTTCGACTGAAGTGTCAGAATTCCAGTCCAGTGGGGTGAAGTTCTTGCGTATAAATTTCCTAACGAACAATTGCAGGCGCAAGAGCCTACTAAGGTCCGGGGTGGGTGGTGCAACAGCAAAGCGTTTGCACACCCCAGCGGCCATGGTGAATGGGTCATTGGGATCAGGTTCCGGCTCCGTATAGCCTTCTAAATGGCACCCTAACGAAGCAGCAATTGGCGGGCGTCGCTGTGGATCAGTCTCCGCGACAGGACCAAACTTTGCAGACTGTTTGATCGCACCCAAGGGAGGAAGAAGGACCTCCCCAACCCGATACCCATACGCCACCACCCTTAAGGACAGTCCGCTGGGGGAAGACCAAAATCCAACTCCTCAATTTGGTCTTTCATGGCACAGAACTTTCCGTAAGCAACTAGCGCGGTATTTTGGAGCAAGTTCTCCCCTGAAATTGGCAGGAACCGGTCGTAATTCACAGAGGGGATACGGCCGACCGCACCAGAGAAAGCAGACAGTGCCGTGTCTGTATCTCTGTCGATACGCATAAGATCAGGCGTGCAGAGCTGTGCGAGCACTTCATAAGAAATGAGCAAGCGCTTTTCAACTCCGCCGAATGTGTATCTGACGTAACCGTACTGAGCCGAGTGCGTTACGTCCTTGGTTTTTATATGGTCCGGGCGCATGTCATCATGTGCGTGAATGAAGTGACCGTCAAACTTCATACGCCTCTGCATGTGCCTACGCCAGAACGCGAGAACCAAGAAAACGAGAGAGCCACAAATTAGGAACGTCGCTGTGTAGTAGCATTGAGCAGCCACACACACTAACCCGCCAGCCAAACACTGGACGGCCCCACCCAACATGGAGTAATTCCAAACTGTGAACGGCACAGGGATCTTGTCTCCCCACACCGCCTCGAACTTCTCGATAGAGAGCACAATTGAAACCTTGCCATTATCGGCCAAGACATTCAATTTCTCCACTAACGTGTTCTTCTCAAGAAGGGCCTTCACAGTATTCGCGTGCGCTGACTGCAATTCCTTCTCGAGCCCAGCCACCATAGCGCGCTCGCCGTCCTGCTGCGCTAACCCCTCTTTAAGGGCGGTGACTAGTTGGGGCGTCCCCGTTCCACTGCGCGTCTGGCAATCCCTTGCAAAATGGCCAGGCTTATGACACTTGTGGCAAACGGGGGGCCCCCGTTGTCTCTCCTTACCTTTGGAGGCGGACTTGTTGTTTCTGTTGTCAAGTTCAACGCGACGTTGTGCGGTAGCACCACCAAGGTCAGCAACCAAGCGAAGACTGTGATTGCTGCCCTCACTAGCGGTATCAGCGCTAGCGGTGCTCCCAACGGCCAGGACCGCCGAAGCGGGGGGCTGGTCGC